CTGGGAATACCAGTCGCTGGCTTAATATTAACTGTTAGTTTTTTGTCTAGTTACGATAAAAATCGCCTTCGCTAACGTACTACTAACAAACGGTCCAGGTTATAGGCTGGGTCCTTATATAAAACAAACTTGCAAGGATAAACCTAATTTAATTTAATAAGATAGGAACGAAGGATTCTAACCTTCACCAGAGTTGTTTTGTAGTTAATATTACAGGGATTAGATATGATTTAGGGTTATTATAGTAAAAATCTAGACAAGAACTTAAAATCTATAAATGGAGATTAGTATATAGGAAAAACAACCTACATCACCACGTAATCAAGATCAATATCTTCAACCTGGGGCGTGCTAGAATAAAAAGCACGTCTCTCTTCTGCCATGTTATGATAAATCAATTCACGGCGTCCTTCGTAGCTCAGAGTATCCACATAATTCATTTTGAGACGTTGACAAGCCATATTAATGGTGTCTCTTATGCGGTTGTACTCTTCTGGACCTCGTTGCCAAGCGAGGTTCAGAGCATCATTCAAATTACTGGCTATTTGCTGTTCTTTATTAAGTGCTGATTCAGTTGAATACCAATTAACAAGTTGATAAATAATAGACAGATTTGGAGAACATTTGTATTCAGGAGGACATTCAATACAATGTTGGGGAATTCGGACAAAATGATGTTTAAGGAATTGGACTTCTTCAATTGACTTAGGCAAAATTTCTGTTCCTTTGTCTGCTGCAGTGACTTCAAAACCTATTTCATTATAAGCCTTAACAAGCTCTGCAACAGTAATGTATTTTCTCGCAACTGGGGAAATCGCAATAACAACATCATCAGCTGCGAGAATAAAGCGGACATGTTCAATGATAAAAGGGATTGAAGCTAATTGAGGATTTTTGCGCAAAAGAATCTTACGAGCTGCTAAACCAATAATCATCGTATGAATAGCAGAATTGCGCATAAACGTACCAGGATGTCCGGAGAGCAAACCACTCGGTTTCTCATAAATAAAATCTTCAAATGCCACATCACTTTGAGTGTAATCAGCTGACAAACCATAAGCGATATTGAAGACTTCAGAAGGAAATTCTTCATTTCGAAATTTGTAGGAATTTTGTATAATTTTGAGTTCAACTTCGTCACACATAAACAGCAATCTTTGTGATATCTTCTCTTCCCACGCCTTAACATCCATATCAACCATATAGTCCGTATATTTAAGATGAGTTGCTATTTGATTCCAATGTTCAGAATTTGGATTTACACCTAGAGCAAAAGGCATACTTCCTCCATCGGCCCAGACCTTCTTAATCAGAGTGTGTAAATCTTTGAAAATTTTCATAAAGATGATTTGATGAATCATATTACCCATTCCGACAGTTCGAGTTTTTGGGGATAAAATTTTATTTGGACCAACTAGTTCCTTCTTTCTGAACTCAAGTTTTACATTTTGTGGGACAATTCCTGAAATATACGCAGACTCATATCTTGAGACTTCATGAAAAACAATTTCCTGGATATTCCATGTTCCTTTATAATCTTTGCTCATAAATGGGGTTTTTCCTACAACTCCTCGATTTAATTTATACGGAAGACCAGCACAAGTACTCAAATCCATAGATGTGGAGCCAGGTATGCGAACGCCCATTATAGCTTGTTGTGTTGAATACAGCATAACCTTATCCAAATTCGGAATATATGTAAGCAAAACCGCCTCATAAAAATCTTTCATCCACTTTTCCTCAATTAAATCAAATTTTGCGAAATGAGCACCTGAAGTCTTATTAAGGGAGACTTCCAAAAAATGACGAGTCTTATTCCAACGCGGATCTGCTTCATCTTGGATTGCTGGTTCTGATTCAACAGAAAAAATACCATGCAGGGGAGTTGGACGATAGCCTTTAGTTTTTGAAATAGACTGGGAGGGGTATGGAGACTTTTTAATTACCTGATTATATTTAAAAATTGTATGGGCTGTATGTTCAGGATCAAGGGTTGTTTCAATAGGGTTAACTATAATTTTGTCTCGCATTTCGAACTTTCTGAGAGTGTGTTCAATTTCCTCACGAGAAATAATACCAATAAAAGCTTGATTAGTCAAAATGTTTCGGGATGTTAATAAACCTAATATGTGTCCACTTAGCATAGTATTATCATGAGTGAAGAGAGATCCAGACTCTCCTAAATTAACATGCAAATTAACAGCCATCAATCGTTCTTGTTCTATTATCTCGAGATTAGGAGCTACCGGAATTAGAGGAAGAAAATCTCTGTCAATAAACTTTTCATCTCTATAAATAACAGGCATGGCTCGTGACGTTCTTAAATTAGACATTTTATTTTGGATATCCATTTCACTCATAAATCTGTTTACAATAGTTCGACGAGTTCTAACGGAATTAAAATTAATCAAAGCTGCATCAGTTTTTGAATGCATCTCGATCCTGTGATAATTAGATGGACCCACATATTGTTCAGTTGTAATTTGAGTGACAGGGTCAAACAATTCAACCTTTGTGTTCTTTTTAATTAAAGCTGTACAATGATGGTTTATCATAAAAATATTACCTTGAATTCCATTAGCTATGAATCTAGATTCGCCAATTTTTACAACAAGAAGCTGCCTTTGCAATCCTTCCGCATGATTTTGATAGTGTTTGTCAACTTCTTCCTTTTCAAGATATGTATGTTGAGTACCAGTTCCGAAGATTTTAAGAGGTTTTTGACCTGGAGCGTACATAGTAGGAGAAGGAGCTAAGGCTTGACCAATTAAAGAACAAGAAAAGAATAAACCCAACAATGCAACTGTAACACACATACCAGTTATTAATGGTTTTCCTATATAATCACAAACCTTTTCCATAATAAACCTTGAAGCTTCGCCGGAAATCTGCTTTGTAATAGCCCATCGATAATTTGCTTCCACTCTCAACCTCTCAAGAATCGGACTTGTCTCTACTTGTTTAACTAGCCTAGCTTTACGAAGATATGCATCCGCACTACTTTTAGATAAAGCATTGAGGAAACGAAGATTTATAGCAACCTTATTTATATAATTTTGACCTTTTCTTTCCAAATCCTCCTCACTTAGTCTACATACAAATCTTGTCCTGTGCTGACAATACGCAATATGCTCTACCGCATCATCATGAGGATCAAAAGAATCTTCTAAGTCTTCAATCACCTCATAGCTATCATATTCATTTCTCGTTAGATTCTTTAGCATTGTTTCTTGTGTTAGCATATTAAGTCTAGCATCCTCAATCTCAGACAAAAGTTCATCGATGTCAGAATTATACACTGAATGTGCCATTGAAGCAACTGTAGCTGTCAAATCATTTCTAACGCTTTCATCATCAGGAACTGGTCTCGCGGCTCTCACAAAACAGGAACCTTCCTTTACTTTTTCAGATTGCAGTTTCCTTCTACACAAAATCTTTTCAACAATAAGTTTAATTTGTCTGTTAAACTCTTCACGAGTTTTGGGAGCTTGACGATCAACATCATTTTCAAGAAGATTTATTAAAGTATTGAACTTGATTTTGATAGCAGCAGCATATGGATCTTTCTCAAATCCTCGACGCCACTCTCTGGCATAATGATTCTTAGCCTTAGCATTAATATATCGAAGAGCTTGATTTACATCCATATTTGTCAAAACTCTATGAAGAGGAGAATAAGTGTCATCAGTTGGATTTAAAACAGTTAAACGGAGATGATCACCTTTGGTTCGATTTAAACCTAATTCTTCAAACTTCTTTGTTAAATCTGGCTCTGGTAACAGATTTCCTTTACCATCTTTAAATTCTTTTGCGACTCCTACATACATCAAAATTCTACGACGCCATAAAGCCGTATAAGTAGGCATATTATCAGGTTTCAAGAAAGGGTTGTTAGTTGCTGAAACCTGAGCTTTGGCCTGTATGGTCATTCCTTTGTCATTTAAATTAGCCTTATTAGCAATGGTTGCAGTTCCTGAAAGCATTAAAATCTGTGTTGTTATAGCATCCGGATCAGGATTATTGAACAAGTTGCAATCATCTACACGAATGAAATTCTGGCCTTCATAGGCGTCCATATGTTTTAGAGTTTCGTTCATATTATAAATGTCTCCAAATCCATGGCCAGCTTGTTGAAATTTGTTCATTATATCGATAGCCGATCCTTGAGCTGCCTGCCCAAAATCTAAAGAGGAAGTGGCATACGCGTCTTTTAGAACACGGAGAAGAGAATCACATAAATCAGTCTTACCGACACCAGGTTCGCCACAAACTTGGACATGAAACATCTCTTCCAAATTGAAATTCTGATGCATGACGGTTTTAACTGTTTCAAAAAATGGTTCAAACTGTTTAACTCGAGCTGCAAATAAAACAGCAGTTCTTCCTGTAAACTTAATATCATGACGTTTCAAAAACAACATGTCATTGTATAGATTCAAATAATTTATACATAGTTCTGGAGCCCTAACTAATCTAGAAGCCAAATTTCCTGAATAAGTAGAAGTTGCTTTTATCCATTCTTCAGCCTTCTTATTTACCTGATACTGAGTGAGATGATCGCTTTTAACAATAGCCTCAACTTGATCAACTACCCATTTGAAAGCCGCTACAAAGTGAGTATAAATTTTTGGAGCAGCTGCTACGCCAGCCCCCAAGAAACTAAGATTTCGAGCAGATTTAATAATCTCATTTCCATAGGCCATGAAATTATATTTTTTAGGATCTAAAATGGGAGTTGAGGTTGCGAAAGACATCAAAAGTAAAGTTGCCGCTGCTCCCAAGAAATAAGGAGAGCCTTTTTCAAGATAACCAAGAATTGTTTCAATAAAGGAAGTATTTGTACAGATGTCTTCTTCTGGCTCATCAGTAGTCCCGAAAAGATCTCCGGCGATCTCATTTGATCTCTCAGTATCTTTTGAGATTTCCTGAATATAAGCTTCAAATTCTTCTTCTTCAGCTTGAGTTTGCATACAACTCTGAAAAACTTTATTTCCCATTTTCTTAATCAACAGCCACAATTTATGGAGGTAAGAAGTGAATTTGTCAATGATTTTGAGGGAGCTTAGCACTTCAACAATTATCATGATTTTAATTCCAATATTAGTTGTATCTTTCCAAATTAAATAATAAAAGAAAAATGTAGTTACGTCTATATCAGGTTTATATTTGGCATAATCTATACCAAGCCACTTTGTAACTGTAGCCAGCAATGAATGAAACAAGTCATTAACTATCTTCTTGGTTGAAGCTAAAGAACTTGAGAATGTTGAAAAATCACACTCAACTAACTTAGGAAGATATGGAGAATCTAATTTCTCAAGCATAGCCATTAATTTTGGACGATTCTCAACCCAAATTCTGTTCCCTTCCGCAGCATTTGAAATGCTTTCTTTCATGATATCTTTGGCTTTAACAAGATTATTCAGAGTGCTCTTAAACCAATTGCTACGTGTTGTCTTTTCAGCTGAGGTTGAAGCAGTTGGATCATACATAGTAAATTCGATTTTGGATATTTTGTGAAGAGCCATTTGTTTGATAAAAGAGTAATTATTAAATATTTGTCGAGGAAAATCAAGACCTAAAATTCTAGACCAAACTTGAGCTTCTAGTTGGCATCTTCTGGAAAAGTTCTTATAGGATGGATACCTTATAACGACTAGCTCAACTAGCTTGACTTTATCCTCTGGTATTTCTTCTATTGCAGACAACTTTGAAAACATATTCGAGAGACGTTCGTCTAAAAATCCCCCAAGAGAGAACTTAACCAAACGGGCCATAATCTTACTAAACAACTCATTTGAGACTAATGGCAAAGTAGCTTTTAAAACTGAAATAATAGACGGATCAAAAATATGATGATACACTAATTTAAACAAAAACTCCTCTTGCTCTGATAATTCATAATCCTGAAGACAAATATTATTTGGGACTGCTTGCTTTTCTCGGTTGAAATCGAAAACTGGGGTATTTATCTCATCAGCTTGAATTTCGAGTCCACCAGCGATGAAAAGACTGGTAATCTCTTCTCGAGACATATTTTCAATGTCATCTTTTAAAACTTGAACATTCCTGAATAAAAATTCAGTTGTTGGCCATTCGTGAGAGTCAGGATAATCATAAGAATTCGAGGGAGATAAAACCTCCAAAATATTACCATAGTGGCATGTTTCGGTTGGAATCTTAATATTTTGCGATGAAATAAATTGCCAGGCTTCTTCCAAGTCTACAGGAATTTGTCTACCAAAATTAAGTTCAGATATATGAAGATTGTACAGACGCCAAAAAAGAGAAATTGTTTCCTTGAAACCTTTATATTGCAAATTGAACATCCTGAGAATTGAAAGTTGAGCTGAAGAAAGATATAATTGTTCTCTAGTCATCGATTGTTTCTTAATCGATGACACAACCGATGGGTAAAGGCTGGTAGGAACTGAAGATCCAAAATACCACCTTCGTTCAAAGTTTACCCTCATTAAATTCTTAGGGGCAAAAGTGACATTTCCAACCTTTCCTACTCGACCTTCGGTAGTTTCAGTCGTCAATCTAATATCAGAATGGAGTTCTACAATTAAACGAAGCATAGGGTCGAAATTTCTGTGATTACTGTAGCTGAATTTTTTATTTGACTCATTTAAAAATGATCTTGTCTTTATAGGAAGAAAACCAGTTGTATTTATGTTTGAAATTGTTTGACGAGTAATTTGATTAGTAAACTCATCATAAAGCCGGCGAGAACTGAATGTTATTGTAAAATTATTGTCAGTAATCTTTATGTCCGAGGGAGCAAATTCGTAACGTTTTCTATTAAATTCAAATATAATTGAATCATCTGATCTTTTAATTACAGTTACATCTCCACAAGGTATGGACTTAGAAAGAATGTTTCCATTGCCAGAATGCATCTCGGTATTACGAGCTCTCTTCTGAGCAAGTGAATATCCATTTTCTGTTATTAGGATATCAACCCAAGAAGGCAATTCCAAAACATCAGGAATCTGCAAATATTTTTCAAACCAAATCTTTGAAAGCTTTTCATGAACTCCTATCTTCGTCTGAGCTTGGGCTACAATGGGGTCAATTGGAAATTCGGCAGTGTACAACGTAGCAGAAAATTTAGGATCATGATCGGGAGTGCCTAAAATTCTTCGCGGTCTTGAAAATATGAACTGAATTGAATTTTTCATGGATATCTCATTTAGTAGTGATCTAAAATTCCTTGAAGCATAATAAACGTTTGATCGATCGATATTACCATTTAATACGTGCATATACTGATTGTGAGTTTTAGCTAATACAGAACCATAAGAAGAAGCGGTCATCATTAATTTGTCATTTGTTTTTGCATTATTACCAAGAGTTTTAATCATTTGTTGTGATTGCATCTTTACTTTACTTTAACATCTCGTCCCCTTAAAGAGGAGTCCTAGCAGAAGTTATAACATAAGTCTAGATTGTCAAGAGTCATTAATTATTTTTAGCGTAGAACGCACACTTTCCATTTAAACCTGTAGTGAATCATGCTCATTCACTACCGCATTCAGTAATACATACAACAGTAGCTGCACAATTGCAGTGCCCTCAATTGTTTATCACTGGGCCATTTTTCCGCCTACTTTGAACATTGTATATAGAATGTAATTAGCTTGGGACTAATTGCGAAAGGTTTAAACTTTATCCAGAAAGCACTACAACCTTATAGTTCTACGCGTATTATAACTGCATAAGCCGGTAAGGATAATCAGTGTGCAACCATGCACTTTTAGAAGCTAAAGTCTTCATAAGTCATAATTAAACTTAGGAGAAATATCATTAAGTGGAATTTCCTCAGATAAATCACTATAAACATCTGAATTTTTCTTTTTATTACAGACAGGTTTAGGAATCAATAAAAAGAAAGATATTATTAATAAAACAAGAGTAAATAAGATACGTAGACAATTATTTTGGATATAAAAATCAGAAATTTTAAATGACATCATTGTTTCTCTGTTGTTGAAGCTGTAATTGACGTTGGTGTTCACGACGTTTCTGCTCTTGTAAATAACGTTGTCTTTCATCCGAGTTCAAGTTGCGAGAAGAAGATGAACCATGTAAAAACTTATATTCATGAATAGGTAAATCAGAATACTTATCTTTGAAAGTAGCAGTAAAGTCAAATATTTCACGACGATTTGCAGGATCAGTAGAATCATTCTGAGGGGGGAAGGGCATCATAGCCAACATCGGAGTGTAAAAATTGCAACCAGAATAATCAAAATAAAATGTGAAAGATAATTGATTAGCAGCTATCCCGGCAAAATCAGAGACTGGAGTAAACAACAACCAATCTTCAACAAACTGGGAGGCTTGGATATTATAATCTACAACTTGCATTTTGTTTTGTTTTAAATTTGATGTGCAAATGAAATTAAATTTACGGGGAAGATCAGTTTTCTGAGTTACATCACGACGTATAGGAGTTATTGATAAATTTCTATTTAATGAAACATCTAAATTGGTAAAAGAACCTGGTGCGTAATCTATACCAGAGTCAGAAGAGTTTAGAAATCTTAAGCCTCTATATGGAACAGCATTAGTCTCGCCTTGGCCATTAGTGTAAAAATCTCTAACCATACCGGACCCTTGAGTTACAATAAAGTTACCAGTTAGGGCTGTATTGGAAGAAACTCTGACAGCTATTTTAATATTTCCAGAAATAAAACGATGGGAAAGAAAATTAATTATAGGTGGTAATTGTGACATTTCTTGAACAATAATTAAATTTAAACGTAAGCCATCTTCCGTGGGTTGAATAGGAAATAGGTTCATAAAAATAGGAGTTGGTGAGCCTGCTTTAGTGGATCGTATATTATATGGTGGAATAAATCCATCGACATTTACGCCAAACAGCGCAGAAGTTGAAATTTTTGTAAAAGGTGTTGGAATTTTAACCGTTATACCAGTACTAATAAAGTTTCTTAAATCAGCATCTGAGATAGTTTCAATTTCAGGGCAAGGAGTTAAAGGAGATGTTTTTAATAAAGCCGTAGTTGGGTTTGGGGCAATTCCGAATCTAGTTTCATTCATTTAAAGTTCATGAAATAAGGAGTTAAAAAATCATTACGATTAGCTACACCGGGACGAATAACAGTATGGGATCTCTTTCCAGCCATTCCTAACATCATGGTTGACCGAGGATATAAAACAACATGAACAGAAAATTCTTCCATCTGCATTGCATTATGTTGGTATTTAGAAGCAACGTAAACTTTAGTCTGAGTAGTTGGCAGAAAAGCTGAAGGTAGATTTATATCGTAAGTAGTAGAGCCTTCTCTATACTTAGTCAATGTCATATCGGTAGCCACATTATTGCTAACCCAATAAGTTGGTATAGGAATAATTAATTGTTCATCCGGATCATCTAGATGAAATCTTGCATTATAATTAGCAAGTAATCTACTACCATACTTGTCAGCTACAGAAAGTTCGTTGAACTTATGAATAACATCAACACGAGCACGAGAATCAGCAATTTTGACAGGAATAAATTGAAGAGTGTATTCCATCTTAACTTGTTTCGAAAGAGAAGGTAAAACTAAATCCCAAGGAGTAAAAGGAGAAACCTGAAAAGTATTAGTTCCTACAGTTCTTTTGTAAGGTTGAGTCAAAGGGTACTGATAGTCAAATTCATACAAGAGTTTTCCTATTGCATCGTTGTCAGTAAACTGAAATTTTCCAAGGTAAATACCATGAACGGATTCGTAAACAGATGTCGGTAAAACAGGAACATTAACGGGTTGAGGTGTTTCTGAGACAGAAGAAGTGATTCCTAAAGGTACAGACGTATTTGTTAACCCAGATGGAGGGAGAGGATTGGTTTTTGAAACAGCTTCCATTACGAAGTCAATTGATCAGCGGATATATTTTCGCCGGTATCCGTAGGAACTTCAACAGGAGATGAAATATCAACAGAAGAAACGATAGCTCCAGCTGCCAATCCCGCAACAAGACCTTCAGGACCAAACATAGCTCCGGCTCCAACTAAAGTAGAGGCTATATTATTTTGTAACTGGTGTTGATTTAGATTTTGAGCGGCTTGTAAAGGTGCAAGATAAGAATGTCCAGCAACAGAATTTCCTTGTAAATCTGACTGATACTGTGACTGGGCTCCAGAATCTAGAATTGAATGAGCTATGAAAGCTGCGGGAGCAGCCATTCCTTCACCCATTGCAAAACCTTCAGCTGAAGCTGCCTCACCCATCTCAAAGTCAGAAAGAGTTGGTAACATCGGACCTTGAAACCCAGGCAGTTCTATACCTCGCAACTGAGAGTCAGGTACGTCTTGGGAAAAATTATACATCTCAGTACGATCAAAATCATAAAATTGCTGAAAGCTATTAATTGGACCTTGTACTGTAAAACTAGGAGCTGGATCTTCTGAAGAAAAGACATTTGTAGCAGGTTCGTATGAATTAGAAGGGAATAGTTTAGAAGACATTAGGATATAGGATCGTCAAATTTTAAACCAGACGTTGATAAATTAACAACCTGAGCTTGAATGGCATAACTTAAAGACTGGGTAGGGGATTTAGTAGCCAAAGTTTCCATAACATAAAAGCGCAAACGACCAAAAGAATAACTAGGTAAAAATTCTGAATTTAAATTAAACATTTCAAAAGGCATATTTATAGGAATCATTAAATTGATATCACCTGAAGTTTTGGGATTCAGTAAAACTTTTCCAAATTGCCAAATTTGAGGAAGTGCTATTGTGGTGTCAAAAAATTCCTCATAATATCCTTTAAAGGGAGCTGGATCAAAAGCTATAACTACGGCTCCCTGATAAAAAGCATTATCAGTCTTCTTAATTGAAATCAAAATAGTATCTAAATTTGCATAAGAATTGACTTCTAATCCAACGGGAATCAATTTTTTAATTGCATTAAAAGAAAACTCTATAGTTTTAATTTCACCAGCACTGCTAGTATTCCAAACGAAATCGTCAAAATACTTCTCAGTAGCTGAGACAGCAATCCAATTAGTTTGAGGAATATTAAAAGAAGTAACATGACGTGAAAGGGGGTTGTAATCTGAAAAATCATGAATCTGAACGACAGGGAGAGATTCAACTACTTGATTAGGATTTTTAGTTAGAATCGTATCATTAATAAGCGGATTGGTTTCTACTTGAGACATTACCTCTTAAAAGCACTTAAAATCGTAGAAGTAACAGAAGGGATTGGATTTATGATGGAAACTTGACCTGTGACGGGAATTGGGTTCGTGGTATCCAATTGTATAGTATCAGAAGAAAAACTAATTGAAATCAATATATGAAATTTACCTGGACCAGAAGGTGTAAATGTAAGAGTAAAAGAAGAAGAAATTGGTCCAATTTCCATAGGTTGGGATATAAACATACCTCCAATTTGAGGTTCAAAATTGAAAAACATGCCTGGAGCTGTTGACGTTATAGTTAAAGCTTGATTGTTACTATATTCAACAGACATGGAAAATGCAATTTTTACAGAGTTATATGTTGAATCTACGGGAATTGTTAAATTTCGTTCTACACCATCGATTACCATCGATCTCATAAAGGCAAAGGGACCAGGATTTAAATGAACGTCTGCAGATAAAAGTAAAAGTAATAAGATTAAGCTTCGTAGATGTGTAAGAGAAGAAGTTGATTTGAACATTATTTCACAAAATTCGGAATAGACGTGACATATATGAGGAAATTAACATAAACTTAAAACTAATACTCGTTTTACAGACGAGGGTAACTGTTGTGGAAAGCAATAATTTTAGAACTCTTCGGACAAAGTACTCATGGAGAAAACTTCGTACAAAGCACTAAAACCTCATTAGGCATTAACCGCTCCATAATGAGAAATAAGGACGGGTTGAAAGGG